GAGCATTATCTGCTATAGTGGTTTTTTGTGCAGGATAGATACCATTTGCACTATTGGTTTAGTATAGGTCACCGTCTCTAGTAAAATTAAGATCTCCAAAAAGGTTTTTACCTATATTAAAAAATATATACTCTCCACCGGGAGCAAAATTAGGACCAGTTTTTATTATACCAAGTTCTATAAGTCTTTCATTTGTAATTCTTCCTCTTGCTACTTCTCTTTTAAGTATACCTTCCAACCTACACCCGTTTGTGACTATGTTAATTCTACTTAAAATTTTATTATACATCTCAACATTATCTACTGGGCTTGCTAGTACTTCAAGAATACCTTTTGAATCGTCTTTACCTTGTTTTATTTTTTCTTTAAACTTATGCATTAAGTCTGCTTGGACTATAGAAAGCCCCATTGGTAAACCGAATCCAGGAGGTACCGATTGAGGTATAGGTATCTTTTTTACAAGTTTTAAAATGAGACTGAATACAGTAACTAATGTTAGAATGGTTTCTGCTATTTTTTTAAACTTATTTATCCTAACACTTATGTTGTTGATACTTCCTTGTACAGCATTAACCCTTTGCTGTAACCTTATAGCTTGAGGTAAAACAGGGCAAGCCTCTCTTCTCACCTTTTGTATACTATCGTTAACTAAATCATAAACTTTAGCCGTAGCTATTTCTTGAACAGCTCCAACTTGTTTAGCTACTCCATTTACTATAGTAGATTCTTTTATATTAACGTAAGGCATTACTCAACAAATACTTTTTTAGATGATAATAACTTTATTTGTGATTTTAATTGTTTCATTCCTCCTCTCAATGCAGTAGAGGTAGCAACTGCTTTCGCAACATATGCCGGTGGTGGTCCTGGTTTACTCAAAGTTTTTAGAAGAGTTTCTATATTATCAACTAAAGTAGTTAACCAATCTTGAGTAGTCTGACCTAATAATACAGGTTCATCTTCTCTTTTCATTGCTACAAAACCTAAGTAAATCTTTTTACCATCTATAGAGATCATATCATCTCCATCTAGATGAACTTCTTTAGAAGCTAATCCTATATACTCTTTAGCAGCAATAAATGCTCCTTCTTCTTTGGCATTAAAAAATAACCTACCTCCATTTACTACTACTTGATCTCCTTTGTATACAGCAGCTAGATCAGCTGGTTCCTCCCATGATGCTGCATTAGTGTTAGCTTCTTCTAATGGTACTTCGTGATCTGATACCATATAGATAGAAGACCCGTCTTCATTAATATCTTCTGATGAAAGAGTTGTACCGTCTTCTGGTTCTTTCATCTTATTTTTGATTACTATAAAAGGAGACCCGTTATTACTATCGTCGGAAAGAGTATTGTATTTCTGCTTGGTTCCACCTAATCTAATAGTGTTTCCATGTCTACCAGATATAAGTATATCACCAGGATAGGTTTGTAAGGGAGCGACAGTATCTACCTCTTCAAAATCTTCTCCTAAATCAGCTTTACCTGTTCCAGACTGTAAAGTGTCGGGGTAAGCATTATGGTGTGGATGATTCCATATATTAACTATTGAAAGCCAATAGTTTTTAGTTTGTAAGGAGTTAGCTGCTCTATTTTCAGAAGGTAAACTAGTAATAATAACTATTTCATTCTTTAAAGGTACACTTATTAAGTTAGTGTTACCGCAATAGGCAAAAGGTAGTAATGCATCTTCATCTTCTGAATGTGCTTTATCTAATGGTCTGTACCTTATACCGTTAATTGCTTGAGATCTTCCAAATTCGTCCCAGTATGGACTTGATTCATCCAATACTACGTCTACTACTCTACCAAACTTAAAGGTGGGTGGTGTACCTGCACCTCTAGCATTAGCAACAGCTTTTGAAAGTATACCTCCTCCGAAATTAAGCATCTTCCTCGGTGTCTTTGTTTTTTACTTCTTCTACCTCTTCTTTTATTTCATCCTGCTCTTCTAAAAGGTCTTGTAATTCAGAGAAGTCAAACATGTCTCCTCCATCACCTTTTGCATTAGCAGATTCAATTCTTTGTACAATAGTTGCAAGTTTGATGAGTGCTTCATCATTCTTTACTCCTATCTCCATATATTCTTTTATCATAGGAACTATCAAAGTAGCATCTCCGATGTTCTCTATCAATGGTTTTAACTCACCTATAAGAGCTTTAACTTGAGCTCTGGTAGTTGTTGAATTGTTATGAATCTCAGAAAAGAGGTCAGATAGAGTTTTTCCGTCAAATATTTCTTTATCTAAACTCATAAAATGTTTATTTATAAATAGATTAGGGTAATTTATTGACGATCAATCCTTGTTCGTATAACTTTAGGTACTTTTCTCTAAAGTCTTCTTTAAGTATGTTAATTACCTTGGTAAGTGCAGGAGTTTCACAATCAGTCATCTCTCTTATGTAGATATAAAGAGCTTTCTTTTTGAATATATCTAAGTCGTTTCTGGTTTTGAATATAGTTAAAACAGCATCTGCTATTTTTCTATCACTTTCTTTAGTAAAAGTTTCTTCTAAAGTTTCATAAGTACTTTCAACCCAACGGTCCATAAATGCAGGTAATGTTATTCCTGCATCTTCTCCTATTTGTTTACTGATTTTAGCATCATAAGATTCTTCCATTTCGGAGAAACTACCTATTTGCTTTAGTCTTTTATAGTTTTTATTATTATAGTTTATTAACCAACGTTTAACTATGGTACCAAAGTAAGAGTATGCCTTTGCTCCATTGGTTGGATCAAATTTCATAATCTTTTCCTCTAATAATAATGAAACTAACTCGTGTTTTAAGTCTTCTATCTTTTCAACATCAGTGTAGTAGAACTTAAAAGTATGTATAATGTTTTCTGCTAACTTGTAAAACGGTAAATATATGTGATCTGTGAATATTTTAGCTCGATAATCTGGGTCAGTTGAGTTATTATATTTGACTATATATTCTTCTGTCTCTTTTGTAAAGTAATTAGCTTTGCTTTTCTTTCTGGGCATTTGTAAATCGGTCTAGTTCATCTTGAACTGCTTTCATTTGTTCGAAAAAATAACCGACCTCGTCATCTGACTGAAAAACCCCACGTTCGTCTAGTTGATTAAGGTGCTTTTTTGAATCCACTATTGTGTTTTGAATTTTGGTAAGAGTCTCTTGTAAACCTTCCACTCTATCCTCATATTTTTCCACTTTCAACAGTAGATTTCTTAAAATATAGAGAAAAATAATTATAATACCAACTAATATTCCGGAAATAATGTTATAAATTGTAAAAATATCTTGCATTTATAGATTTTTAAGTGTTTTTGCAAGTCCATCCGATGCATTAACACGTCTTCCTGTTGAAGATTGTGTCTTTTTTACTTTAGCAGGTTGGAATCCTGTTAGTCCAACGTGATTATCGTATTCTATCTGTGAAGCAAGAAAATCTGCTGTATGTAGAACCTTAACTATGTTGGTTTTCATCCTTGAAGAAGGATTATAACTGAAGAAATAAGCTTTATTAGCCTCATCAAACACACCATCGTGTAATCTGATACCTAAAAACTCATTTTTTGTAACCTCAATACCGAATTTCTGTAATACAAACAGAGAACGGTCTGGAATTAGCATAAAATCTAACTCTGGATTGTTTGTATACATTTCTGCTAACTTATCTTGCCTCCATTTATCGGTCTGAGGTAGGTAGTTCATTCTATCTCCATCTCCTAACTTACCTAAATCATGGAATAATGCAGCAAAGACAAGTTCTTCTTCGGTGAAATCTACCTGTCCACCCATCTCCTTGTATAACCTCATTTGCTTCACTGCATACTCCACAACTCTATTAACGTGATCGACATATCCACCTGGAAAAGCATTATGATACCACGTCTTACCACTAGCAGGAGCTATTGCGTAGTCTTCTTGAAATGAATCTATCATAGATAAAACCTTATCCTTACGTTCGGTAATATAAGTTTCAACTATTTTAAGATGCTTTTCGTAGTTTGCTTGGATTTTTTCCTTTGTCAATGACATATTAGATTAATTTTATTAATTATTTATATATATTTATATACTTATATATTATCTCTATTATATATCTTATATATTCTAATAATATAAATTAAGATAATAAAAATATTTTAAAGAATCAACTATTCTACAATAAATTTTTCTATATAGTTGTCTTTAGTAACGGAATACACACCTGCATCCCATTGTACTTTCATAGCAACGGTAATAGTATCGCCTATCATTTGTGGGATAAACGGTCCTAACACCCTTCTTGACTACATAGCTTGACCTTTCTTACTAAAGTATATAGTAGTAGGCTGTACTATATTAACTTCTATACCTGCAAACTGGTTAAGACTTATATCTTGCCAACCTACCGGTAAAGGACTACCTGATTGATTCCAATCTCCTGTAAAAGGTCTAAAGATAGGTACCGTCATAACTAAAGAATCTCCTATAATCCATGACGTATCACTATCAAAGTTTGCTCTTACTACTGATTCATCGTTATACCTAAACTCCGGAATAACTTGTGATGCTCTTACATCAACGGAAAAGTACGGAAGATACTCCCTCGACCAATCTAACGGTATGTGGTAATATCCATTAGCATCCCTTTGTACAGGAAAGACCATTGTAGCATCGCACTCGCCGTTGGTGCATATGTCGGTTGGAGGAAGGTCGTCTTTTTGACATGATACGGCTATCGCCGCAGCGCAAAAAAGCGCAAGTCCCCACGAAATTTTTCTTTTAAACATAACTTTTGTATATATCATCTACTTCCTTTTGAATATCCAGAACGACTTTATTATGAAGATCATCATATCCTCCCGATGTAACAACACCTACCGTACCATATAATGATATAGTAAGATCGATCTGTGTGCCTTGTATATCGGTTCTAAAGTATAGATCATTGCCTTCGCTATCTGATACGCTATATGGATATAAATGGTTTAGTCTTTCTAGGAGCAAAGCTCTAGTCTGGGTAATATCAGAAGACTTTGAATACGAGTTCATTAAAATAACTTTAATTGTTTATCTTCTACTTTATTCTCAATCTTATAAGCTCCTTGTATCTTTCTTGTAGGTAAGAACTTATTACTATTCCAATCCATTACCTCTCCATCTTTAACAGTTAGAGCATGCTTGGCAACAGTTACAATATAGGTACCTTTAGGATGACTCTCTATAAAGCTTTTAAGAGTCTTCTTTCTTAATACCTTTTCTCCATATAACTTATATACGTTCTTAGTATCTTTATTACCTAACACTGTAACGCTATATGTATTATCACCTATAGTCATACCGTTTTGCTCATAATTTAACATTTGAGCTATAATATTCTCACTAGGAGTACCTTTCTTATCAGGTCTTCCAAAGCTAGATTTAGCTTTCTCATGAGCAGTTTCATAAGCACTACCAGTAGCAACAGCTAATGCTCTAACAAAACAGTCATTTTTTTCATTTTTTGCAAGTTTCGAATTGAAGGACGAATAAGCCTTATTTATATCTAAATACATAACCTTTATTTAATTAATTATTATACCTTAATATAGGCATTTTTCCCTTAGGAAACAACTTTTCCGTAAGTTTTTTTTGTAACTTACCTAGTTTTTTTTGATAGGAGGTGGGAAATGCTGTTTTTTTAATGAGTCATGCATAAAAATATCCTCATAATATGTAAATGGTATGTTTATTCTTGTGTGAAGTTCATATATCCAATGATCTAACTTAATAATATCACCTGCTACTTTTTGATATCCTGGTCTTTTTCTGTAATCTATACCTTCGTTTACTTTTCCTCTGCTATAATGAAAGGTAAAATCCATCCAACTCTGTATTTGTTGTGATATATCTCTTCTTTTGAGTAATATTACTTTATCAAACAGTTTATAATACTTTTCGTAAAAATCTATTGCTGTTATTTTATGAAATTCTTTAGGTAATTTTTTATGCTCTCCGTCAACTGTGTGTAAATAATTTTTAGGTACATCGTGAATTAGAGATTTTAGAACTATATTATCTGGTGGATCCCATATAGGTCTTTCTCTAACGAGTTCACTAGGTACATCCCATTTACCGTAACTAAACGGTTCCATTAAAGTTTTTAGATTCAAATATCTTCCTAATCTAACAGCTAATTCGGTACTGCCTGATCTAGGAGTCGCAACAATTAAGATTCTCATTATATCAATTGAGGTATTCTTGTAGATTGTAAGAGCTCAACATAACTTTTTATAGTTGCACACTTCTCATACTGTTCTAAACCTTCATAATAGAACATTAGATTCTCTAGCATATACACATTATGCATTAATTCATAGGAATCTCCGACGGTAAATTTTGGATCAAATTTATTCACATCAATTCTCGTAAGATAACTAAGTAATTTATTAAAATACTTGTATTGTATAGACTTTCTTGTGTGTTTATACTGCTTTGGGTATTGGTGCATATACATTTGATCCATGATCTTGTAATTTTCTAGACCTCTTACAACCATATTCATTAACACATAAGGGTTCTTCAATTGATCTTCAAGGTTATGCTCTTTATAAATGTGTTCATCACCTTGTTCAAATATAGAGAATAGTGTATTTTTGTCTAATGGTTGCATATAAACATAAATATAGAAAAAACTCCCCGAAAAAAAAATTAGGGTTTTAGTAGTTTATTATCAAAAAAGTTCTTATATTAATTATATATGTTTATTCTAGCTGCAATAGTATATACGGTAACGTTTGTATTCTTTACCATTTTTAAAGATTACATCATCAACATCAATTATCCTGCTACAACTGATGAAACAAAATCGTATATTAATAAAGGCTGGATGATATTTTATGCTGTAGGATTATTTATACTATATTACAAATATATATGATTGATCATCTGAAAAAATATCTAGGTTGGTATATTTTAATACCTTCTATATATCTAGGTTTTGTACAAGACAGTTTTATGTTCTTTGTAGCATTGATTGTACTTCTTAAGATGCCTCCATTTAACTGGGTAGATAAAGGTTTTGATTACTCTGCAAGTTTGGGACAAAGAATTAAAGCAAGAGTTGATGCCTATAGAGCGACTAAGTCACCAGCCGTAAGTAATATTATATACCTTATAATGGTTGTAGTATCAATAATTTCTCTATATATAATGCTGTTTGTATTACCTGAATGTGAGTTATGCTAGATAAACTATATACTTTTTTGAAGGTGTATGCCTTTGATCTTGTCTTATTTGGTATTATAGTAGGACTATTATTCTCTTTACTCAATATATAAATATATACATATATATAAACCTATATACTGAAATCTAGCAGAATGAGGGAGATCGATATGGCAGAATCCTGCAGACTACCAACCACTTAGGGAACATTACTGGCAGTGTGCATGCAAGGTTAGGTCAACCTGCCTTCCGGATTAGGTAGGGGTACTAGCAAGGACAAAAGATCCATAGTGCGGCATAGAGTAAATAAAATACTCCAGCTATAAATAATACATCCCATATATAAGGCAGATACTTATTCATTATCAGAGGGTTTAGATACTTTAGATACTTTCTTTAATAGTATAGATAGCCTATCAAGCATATCCTTATTAAGGCCTTTAATATAAGATAGACCAGACTCTAGACCTATATACCAATACCCATCAAATAGACCAAACAGCATATTGATTATATTATCATTATCTCTATCTACTCTCTTTACTTGCTGAATTACATCTAGGACAAATGAGGTATCATCCATTGTGAATGTCTCATGCCTATCAAATCTTTCGTGTTTAAATGTCATAACCTTTATTTTATATACCTTAATATAGGCATAATTACTCGGACTACCAACTATTTTACTGGGTATTTTTGTGCTATATAGAGGATTTTATAAGAGGGGTGTGGCCGTGCCTGATACCTACCTATCATTTTATTATCATTATCCTATCTCTCTTCTACACAATATATAGAAATATAATTATATAGATATATGAATATATAACACTAGTCTAGATTGATAGTCAATGGTTAGTGTAACACCTATAATGTAAATGCTAAGCTTACTCTTATTGTCTCTCCTATAGGATCAATATATGTCATATATAGAGTTGTGGGTTCAATCTTTAGTTACCTCAGAGATGAGCTTTAGCTCATTACTACGCAGTACTACCGCTTATGCTTGTTAGGAAGGATGGTAGAAAATCCGCGTGACCCCTTCGGGTGAGATAGAAAAACGCACCCCTCTCCTATAGCAGCCTTGCACCTATTGGATTATAATGACCTTGCCATCTATCATAGAATGGCTCTATATATGTATCTCTTTTATCCATAACCTCTATAAATCTATTGGCTATAGCCTCATGCTGATATCTACTTGGATGTAGTATATCTCTTGCTATTGTATCACCTGTAGTAACATGACATACTTTATTAAACTTAACAATATCGCTTGTACCCCATTTACCTTCTCTTAACGCAAAGTATGGCATCCAATTGCAAGTATTAAAGTAATAGTAACCTATATCTCTTGACAAACATAGACCCATTATAGCATCTATGGCACGCTTATGCTCAAACAATATGTTACCCTCACTAGTTATTACCTCTTGAAAATACTTTTCCTTCCATATGTCTTTGGCATGATCTCTATAACCTTTACTATATTGTGTGCTTGCAAAAACATTCTCCTGCTTGTAAGTAAACACAACTGCATGTGCTCTACCGAATATTTGATGATAATGAAATACTTTTCTAACTTTAAACTTATCTAATACCTTCTGTAAGTTGATATATGCTTGATCTACTCCTGCTCCGGCTGAACCTAAATTAATTATAGGTACTTTAGTTGCTCTTTCTACTACACTAGGCCAAATGTAGTCATTATACATACCTGTACCAAATGTCATACTACAACCAAGAGCTACATCTACCTCACCTTCATATGTATCATCAAACTCAAATGGAGTTCTAAAGTGATTCTTATTAACGTGATACTTGATAGGTTTATCAACATATTGAATAAGTTCTTTTGCCCACTCACCATCGTTAATTTGATTATTGAAGAAGTCTGCATTATCGGTACCATTCCATTCAAAGTATCTTTCTTTGTCATTTTCAACAAAGAACTTTTCACCGTACCAATAATCGTAATTAATAAAATTATGCCAATCTGAATTGGCTGGAAAGATTGTTTTTCTAAACATAATCTAAAATAACTGCTATCACTAATGCTACTATACCAATAAATATTGAATAGAAAGTAATTTTATAGTTATTTTCGACCTGTCTCTTTGATCGACCTTGCCAATCTCCTCTGTTAAAGTTCATTTAAAAGTTTATTAATTGAATACTTAAGACTGTTAACTGATATAGTAGCACCTGAAATAGCATCAACAAACACTTTTGGTTTGTTTACTCCTGTAAAGTTTCTTGCTAGCCATCTCTTTGAAGTTATTTCACTTCCATACATCTCTCTATATACCAATATCTTTACATACTTTATTGTATTATCTTTATCTAGTAAGACTAAGTAATCGAATGTCTTAAACTTACTCCTTGCATAGCCTATAAACGCTTTATCATCACAATTAGACAAATAGAAGAGAGTTCCATCTAGATCTCTTCTGAAAGTATCTAACATTATTACATCCTCTTTGTAATACTTAGATAAAACTTTAGTAGCCTTTGTCTCAAGACTACTTTGTAATAACAACACTAAAAAAATGCGCGTGGCAGAAAGAAAAAACACCCCCATGCTCTATCCGTTTTTCCAGAAAGCTTGTACTGCTAGTATTATCATACATAAAAGTATCTGTACAGCTATCTTAGTTGTAAAAGGTTCTTTAAAATAGATCTGAATCATAAGAGCATAGACTAATATACCAATTGCAAAGCCTGCAAACCTCCCAGCCCATACACTTCCTCCATATCCTTCAAAGTTATATTTAGTTGATAATATAAAAACATAGGTAAGAGGAACAGCTACCACATACCATCCCCACCATGACTCATCATACTTAGGGTACTTGAATTGAAGGTTATGTTGGAACCAAGCACCTAATTGAGCAATCACTGTTATTGCTGCTCCTAATCCTATGTAATACCAATTTATATCTTTCATAAAGTTGCTTGTCTTTCAGCTAACTTAATTAACAATCTTTCATACATTTCAGATAACATACTATCTGCTGAAAATGTTTGCATACCATATCTGTTCATCGGCTCCTCTGATGCAAAATGTTTAAAGAAGTTGTTTATGTATTTTTTAGCACCTACAGTATGATGTTTATTCTCACAACTGTCTATTACTTTCAATGCTTTCTTATAAGCTCCAAGTATTCTCATCTAGCGTTTCTTTTTTTATCTAATATTTTTAATCTTTCACTAAACCTTTTCATCTCAGCCGAAAGATCATCCTTCTGCTTCTGCGTAAGCTTCTTTGGAGACCTTCCAGCATATTGATTACTTGCCTTTTTATAGCTAGGATGCTTCATTATACTAACTGTTTATTGTACTTAGCATGTCTAAGCATTCTTTCAACCTTATCCATTCTTACTTTCTCAAAAGTATTAGTTTCTTCTACTTCTTTGTAAGAATCGTATTTATCATCCCATCTTTGAGACAATTGGGTAATCTCAAGATCAGCTGACTTACCTGAAGTAGTCATTCTTAATACTCTTAAACTTTTAATTCGTCTAAGGTTCCAATCGTACCTTACTTCAAGTTCAGGTAAAGTACCTTTAGTCCATTTACCATCCTCACCTTTAGTAAACTCAATACCAGCAGTAAGTTTTTCTCTTAAAGTCTCTTTTTCTAATATATCAATATCTCTAGATTGTTCGTTAATAGATTTTTTTAACTTAGACTTAGCATCATAAAAGCTTTCAATAAGCTTATCATACTTCTTTTCAATTGTATTCCAAGCAGCAATGATATCGTCATTATGATCAACAGCACATTGCATAAACTCAAATCTAGCCTGAGATTGATCTAAAATATGCTGATCCATAGTATTAAAAGTAGAACCATTATGGTAAATCTTTGAATCTTGAACTCTTTCAGCCTGCTCATCTCTAGACCATCTATCGTTTAATACATAAGATACTATTTCACCGTACTTATCAGTTACATATCTTAATACAACTCTAGTATCACTTGTAGCCTGACAAACAAACTGCTCATCAGATACATGAAAATAAGAACCAAGCATAAGTTTCTGCTCGTTCTGCTTACGCAAGTATAACCTATGCGTTCTGTTATCCAGCTTATTCATTTCATCTCTAAGCTGATTCAATCTAATTTCTAAAATTTCTACACGTTTTGACATAACCTTTATTATTTTTATTTATACTTAAATATAGGTACTTTTCCTCAGAGTAACAACTTTTTCCTTAGTTATTTTTAATAAAATTACCATTAATATTTAACCAATGTAAGTTATTAGAATAGTTAATTGTACCCCAATTTGCTATACCATCAGGAACTATATCGAATCTTCCATCGTTGTTCTTATCTACAGTTCTAACAAAATACATATTAGGAAAAGTCTGAGATTGATCAAAGCTTACATCTATTTTCATACTTGTTACGTCTGTAAAGTTATTTGCATTATTTTCGTACAGAAGTAAATAGAAGTTATCATAATAAGTACCTTCTTCAAAAGTACCTCCAGGTTCATCTCTAGTAGTACTAACAATAATATCTATATCTCCATCTAAATCATAATCTGTAAAACCATACCCTAGTATAGAAGCTGATATATCTCTACTTGATAAGAATGATTCATAAAGTTGTAATGAATTGCCTTGATTGAAGTTACCTGATCCGTTACCAAACATCACTACTGGACCAGATAATGAATTAGTATAGTTTGGGTAAAGATCATTCCACTTTAAAGAGCCTGCTCTCCATCCTACAAGTAGATCTAAATAACCATCACCATTTACATCAAATAAATCAATAGCATTTCCATACCAAATATCTTCATTTAAGTCTATAGCATTTATACTAAAGTTTAAGTTACCGTTGTTAATAGCTACACTAGGAGTTATTTCAACATTCTCATTATTATACAAAGCAGGAACATGCCATAAAATAAAGTCAACATCACCATCATTATCTATATCACCAGAAGCTCCTGTATGGTAATCAGCTGCAATACCTAATGATCTAGTCTTAATAATATTATTATCAAAATCAATAAGAGTTGGAGGTAAAGGAGTAAAGTTTGTATCTCCTCCTTCTCCTTCTTCATCATTGTACATATTAAACTTTGCTTCAGTAGCATAAAATAAAACTTCTGATAATCCATCACCATCAAAGTCATTTACATCAAATCTACCTCCTCCAAATCGATGATCTGTGTTTACTACTATCTTTTGATTATTTACTCTGTAATCAGAAATGAAAATAATCTTACCTTTTGAATTACCATAAGTTTCATTATCACAAAAAGAAGTTGCAAATGCTAGTAGATCTGGTTTAAGATCTCCATCAAAGTCTAATATAGCTGTGTTCTTATGAAAAGGTGCATAGTAACAAGATCCATCACTAAAACCTACTGTGTTCCATAGGTAATCCTTTGTAAGGTAAGTTTCAAAATACTCTTGTGATTTAAAATAAGAAGTAGTTTCATTAATAGAAGAGTATCTTTCTGAAAATGTAAACCATTCGTTTTGTATTGGAGGTTGAGGAGGGTTAACAATTATCTCATCTATGTCGTCCTTTTGACATGCTACTATCAGTAAAGATATTAAAAATAATCTTTTCATATACTATAACCCTTGTACCTTTTTTGTTCTGGTCCTAAATTTTCAAAGCAAGTATACCCTTCCGGATATTCCTTTATTAATTCTTGAAATTTTTCAGATATAGCTATGTTTTGGTTAAGAGTATAGTGAACTAAGTCTCTTGCAGCTAAATTATTACCCCAATCAAATGATATTTCTTTATCTAATATGAGACGATCTTTATCTTCAAATTCTAATCCATTTAAGTGATAGTACTTTGGAAAACCAAATTGAGAAGTAAATAATGAACTACAAAGACCTTTGATTGCATTAACAAAAATATAATGATTGTACAGAATGTACTCCTCATCAGTTAAATTAAACATTCCTACTTTATTGTAAGGTATATACTTACCGTAGTTTTTCATATATTCTGGATCGTCAACACAGTTAGTTAAAAAACTCTCTATACCTTTGAAGAAGCTTCCATTATTACGTTCATAGTTTACAGGAAAAGTATATCTGGGATAAACTGGTTGATAATGAAAGACATTTCTAACTGTATAGTAATTTATAAATTTAGATAGCATCATAAATGAAGTTTCTACCGAACCTCCTGGAATGCCTAAGTTTATAACATCTCTTCCTTGATACTTGCCTAAAAAATAAGGCCAAGTATTCTCCCAATGGTGTCCAACACCAAACGTAAAAGAACATCCTAAGTAAATATCAACCTCTCGTTTCAAATCAGGTTTAAAGTTTTCATATGCTCTACAACCTTCTTTATTAACAACGTAGTTAACAGGATTTGTAATGTATGTAGAAAGAAGTTCAGGATACTTTTTCACATTAGAGTCAAACATTTTAGGCATATCTCCATATCCCCACTCATCTGTGACTAAATCTTTATGTTTACCCTTTATTCTATGTTTGTGGTAAGATATAAAATTTATAGGTTTATCTAACCACTTGATTAAAGGTCTTAAAAAGTTTACTGAATTCCCTTGTTCCATGCAGGTACTTTTCCTTTACTACTTACAAATTGTTTTAATAACTCTTTTTCTACAGTCTTGTAATTAATGCCAGAATCAACTATGACACCAGCAAATCCGACTTTATAGTGAGGACATTCTATAAAATAAATATTATAAAATTTATGCTCGGTCATATTCTCTCTAATAAAAGCATTAGTAGGTCCTGAATGACTTTCATAACATTGAAACCTATTGTGTAAGTTCTCAGATTCACCTATCTTCATTACGTCATCACCGTATGAGATAATGTAAACTCCTTTCTTTCTCTTAGGATCAAAGTTAGGTTTATAAGTAACATATACGTGATGTTTTTTCTTACCTAATGAAGTATTCTTGGTCATTTGACCAACTAACTCAAAACCATTTTCTTTATAATAATCTATATTCATAATTGATGTTTCTTTGTGTACTTATATACAAAATACTCACCTACTCCAATGTCTAATATCTCTGCAGTAGCTGGAATAAATTTACCTTTTACGTCTTCTAATATTTTATCTACTGATCTTAATTCAGTAAATACTTTCATACGCTTTTGGTTACCCCATTTGCGTTTGTAAACTACTACTATCGGAGTATACTTTCTTTTCATAATATATTTTAACTGGTATTCCTACCATTTGTTTGTACCATTTATTCTCTTTATCATGCCATACATAAGGATCTTCTGGATTATCTGTCCAACCATGCTTGCTGTAGTAATCGTAATCTTTTCTAAGTAAGTTAGATCTATGAGAAGCATGTAAGTCTTCAAAACCTAACCACCATGGCATTTTAATTCTAAATACATCAAACTCTTCATACTGCATAGTATTATTTTTACCTCTTTCAATCCATACGTTTATACTCTCATTAAGATATAATTTAAGAGCATCTTCGTATCCTCTCCACATAACACAACAAGGATGATTCGTCCAACCTTTATAAGGAGTTCCGTCTTTCTTAGGACGACCTAATAAGTTATTTAAGATTTGAAAGGTCTCAACTCTCTGCTTACCTAATCTCTTATCATCAAGCGATTGAAGAGACCTTCTAAAATCTTTATATGGTAAGAATGTTTGCACGCTTAACCTGTTACTGTATTTTTAAATACTTTATCAACAAACTCTTTATTGTAAAATTTACAAGGGTTACCAAACCTATTAGTATATTGAGTCCATTCAGATAAGTTTGCAGCTACTTTCCATCCTTTTCCATTTTTAGTCATTATAGGAACACCACTCTTTTTTCTCAAACTACTTATCATAGGTCTAATTCCATCTGTTACAAAACCAGTAATCTTATGTAATTGTTTTTGATTTCTATATTCCTTCATTGAAAGATTTTTAAGTATCGTTAAACAACTTTTATTATCACCAAGTTTTACATCTTTAACAGGACGATCTATTACTTCAGGAATAAAATCTTCTGTTGGTTTTGGAGGAGTTACATATGACTGACTATTAAAAGTCCAATCAAATTTACCATCCCAAATAGCTTTTTTGACCCATTTACCATAATAGCATTTGATAGCTCCTCCTTTTCCAGCAGGATTTTTCATATTCCAAGATTCAAAATCTTTCATAGATGTACCTATTCTACTTGAAGGTTTAGTATCTAGTAAGTTCGCAATGTCAACTTGAGTGTACGCTTTATCGAACACTACTTTTTTCATAT